ACATATAGAGGTCGGAGATCAATAGCTGGTGATCCCTTTGCTAGTTCAGCAGAAACACGACGTTTAATTCAACAACAAGATACTTTCCAATCAAGATTGAAGAAAAATAAAAATACAGCTCCATCAATGATTAACGCTAGTAGTTATGCATAGGTAACATTATGGCAGAAGGAAATAGTGATCCTTTAGGTACAAGGATTGATAAGCACTTTGAGCATTTAAAGGGCAAACGCAGTACCTGGGAACGTCATTGGCAGGAACTGGCAGAATATGTTTTGCCTCATCGTTCTGATTTTACTTCAAAACGCTCACTAGGTGAAGAACGCCTAGAAATGGCATTTGAAGGTACAGCAATGAGAGCTTTAAAACGATTTGCTTCCCAAATCCATAATGTGTTTACTCCTATGGGAGCAGAATGGTTTAAACTTACTACAGGAATTACTGCTGTAGATAAACAAAGAGACGTACAACTATGGCTTGAGGAGGCAACAAAAATTGTTAAACATCACATATCACGCCCATCATCTAATTTCCACTCTGCAATCTTTCAGTATTACCTTGAAGCAGGAGCTTTTGGAACTGGGATCGTCTTTGTTGAAGATATTCCTGGTATCGGTCCTCGTTATAGGAACTTTCCTCTTTCTGATTGTATATTGGCTGCTGGTGGTGAAATGGAAATTGATACCATCTACAGGTTATACAAACAAACTGCCAAAGATTTAGTAAGTCGATATGAATTAGAATCTCTGCCTGAAGATATAATTAAACAAGGATTGGGCGAAAAATTACTGGAAGAAGTAGATGTAGTTCATTTAGTAACACCAGCTTGGACTCTCAGAGAGTTTTTACCTGAAAAATTTGAAAAACCGTTTGTATCAATTACTTATTTAAAAGATAAGAAGAAAGTTATACAAATAGGAGCCTATGATGAGATGCCATATATATGTGCCAGATGGGAAAGATCTGATCGAGAAATATATGGAAGAGGTCCAGCATGGGAAGTTCTGCCTGATATGCGTTTAATGAATGAGGTTGAAAAAGTATATCTAAAAGGTATTCAAAAAGCTATTTCACCTCCTATGTTTGTTCCAGATTCAGGTTTACTAGATCCATTGGATACTACACCAGATGCAATAAACTATTATAATGTTGGTATTGGTGGTAAGGATATGATCTTTCCTGCACCTAATGCTGGAAAAGTTGAGTATGCACAACAACTTAGTGCTAAATTAATTGGTTCAATAAAAGAAGGATTCTTTCTGGATGTTCTTGAGTTACCTGGTCCTACTGCACCTGATGGAGATGTTATGCGTTTCTCTGCAACAGAAGTATCAGTCAGGATGAGACAGAGAATGCCTGTACTTGGACCACTATTGGCTCGACAAGAAAATGAGTTTCTCGATCCACTAATACGCAGGACAGTCCATATATTAATGCGTTCAATGATGCTGGGGAATATGCCTCCTGTATTAGAAGAAATTGGATACAGAATAGAATATTTGAACCCAATCTCAATATCATTACGAAGTGGTGAAGTTAATTCAATGGTACAGTTATTTGAAATGATAATGCCTTTAGCACAGATTGATCAGACTATACCAATGTATTTTAATACTCATAAGATACTACAGAATACTGCCGAAGTTCTGCAAGTACCTCCGTCTAATTTACGTACCGAAGAAGAAGTAGCTGAGATTATTAAGAAACAACAAGAACAACAGGCATTACAGCAAGAACAACAACAAGCACAAGTTGCATCACAAGTTGACGAACGACAGGCTAATGCAGAATCTAAGAGAGCGCAAGCTAGAGCAGCATGAATTTTCCTTTTCTTGAACGTAAACATGAAGATCAATTATTTAAGGAAGTATTTAAAGGAGAAGCTGGCAAAGAACTTGTTGCACATCTTTCAAATATATTTCATGTATTTAAAACAAACCAAACACCTGATCCTTATGTCTCCGCTTTCCAAGAAGGTCAGAGATCAGTTGTCATAAAAATAATGGAGATGATTCATCAAGATCTGGATGCAGTAAAACGCAGACTAGAAGCAATGGAAAAAGAACGTCTTAAAAGGAGACAATAATGGAAGAAATGGAAACAGACTCGGCTCCTGAAGAATCAGGACAAGCGGTATCTGAAGGCACAAATGGAGTGGAAACAGCAGAAGCATCTCATTTTGATAGGATGCAATTTGATCCTTCTTCATTACCTGATAACTTGAGAAATGAACCAAGTCTTCAGACATTCACGACTGTAGATAACTTAGCTAAATCCTATGTTAATGCAGTCAAGAAAATTGGTGGAAACCCCGATCATCTTGTCAGAATACCACAAGAAGGAGAATCTCGGGACAATTTCTACAATGCTTTAGGAAGACCAGAAACACCTGAAGGTTACGATTTTGGTGAAGATGAAGGTCAACTAGACTTTTATCGAGAAGCAACACACAAAGTCGGTCTTTCTAATAGTCAAGCTCAATCTATGCTTAAATTGTATGCAGCTGTGGAAAGTGAGCAAAATAAACAATCTCAAAAAGCCAATGCTGATTTTGCTGTTAATAGTCAAATAGATCTAAAGAGAGAATGGGCTGTTGATTATGACAAAAAAATGGATTATGCACAAAGAGCATTTGGGCAATTCGCTTCTCCTGATTTTAAAACATTAATGGATACTACTGGTTTAGGTAATCATCCAGAACTTTTAAAATTTATGTCTAAAATTGGACAAATGTTTGGAGAAGATCAGTTAGTAATAGGAAGTGGAATAGGTGGACAGGCGATGAGTCCAGTAGAGGCAAAGGAGGAGATTCAGAGGCTTTATGCAGACAAAGCATTCTCCAAGTCTTATCTGGACAAAAGCGATCCTGGTCACACACAAGCTTCTAATACGATGAGTAAGTTATTTGATTATGCTTATTCAGGTCAACGTTAATGACCTATGCCAACAGGGAAGTTATATAAAAGATAATCGCAAGACCTTTTAAAATACTTTTGCGACCCAATAGGACAATCGCTAGGCACTATTGAAACCTTTTTTTAATTTTTATAGGATACAATATGCCAAGTTTTAGTGATATCGAAACCAGTTACGTCCAGCGCTATGCTGCTGACGTACAGCATATGTTACAGCAGAAGACTACTAGATTGAGAAATCTTGTAAGCCAGAAACTAGATTGTTCTGGTATAGCAGAATTTATTGATCGTATTGGTGGCGCTACTGCTGAAAACAAAAATGCTCGTTTCGCAGATTCGCCTGTGCAATCTATAGCTCATCAGCGCAGGAGAGTAACAGCACGACCTTATCATGCTGGCTTCTTTGTAGAGGGATTTGATCAACGTCGTATGAATTACGATGTTTTTCAGCCTTATGCAGAAGCGACCAGTATGGCAATGGCTCGTAAAATGGATGAGATCATCGTTGATGCTGCTTTCGGATCAGCTTATCAGTCTGAAAGTGGAGCAATGGATGGAGCAACAGAAGTCGTATGGTCAACATCAAGTGTGGAAACAACTCTCTCTGGTAAAGTTATTGGAGATCAGTTTATTCCTGTGACGTTTGCCTATGGCAGTTCACCTATGGCAGAAACCAAAGGTATGGTAAATGCTGGTGGTGACTATACTCTATCTATTGACAAACTTCTTCGTGCAAGACGAATACTTGCTCAGAATGAAGCGGATCAATACGATGAGGGTGGGAATCCTTTGTATATATGTGTATGCTCTCAGTCTCAGATAGAAGCTTTGCTTCATTCTACGGCTATCCAGAGTATAGACTATAATAACGTTCGTGCGTTAGTAGAAGGTGAAACAAACTTCTTCTCAGGATTTCAATTCATTAAGTATGAGAAACTTCCGACCAATGTGACCATGACAGGCGGTGATACTGGCGAGCAAGTGCTTGCTTTTCACCCTGCAGGGCTAACGCTCTGTGTCTGGATGGACCCTGTGACGAAGATCGAACCCCGAGCAGATAAAAGTTTTACTCCATATGCATATTTTGAAATGGATATGGGTGCAACTAGAGTCTGGGAGGAAATGGTTGTTCAAATTGATTGTCTCAAGATGTCCTAATTATTAGGTTGAGTCCTTTAATATGAACGCTTAACTTTTAATTAATAATAAGGAGTTAATATGGCTGATGTTTTCGGCACACAACAGACAAAGATAAATACTGTACCTATGAAGATGGGCGATGCTCATTCAATGGGTGGCAGGATGCGTATTTTGTCTGACTCATATCTTGTCCCTGCAGCATCTTTAGTAGCTGTAGGTGATGTTATCGTAATCGGAACCCTTCCAAAAGGTTCCAGAGTATGGGAGGCGCACTTGGGTACAAGTGCAACTACAGGATCAGGTACAATATCATTAGGAACTAGAGTCACAGATTCTGCTGGCACTACTACTACTGCTGTTACTGGACTATTAGCTGCTGCTGCTCATTCTTCCAACTTCAATCGTAGTATTGAAAATGGAGGAACTGCAACTACAGCAAGTGTAGTACCAATATCCTATCCTGATGGAGCTACTATCATAGCTGTAAATGCCACGCCAAAGTGGTCATCAGCTGTGACAATAACCGTTACGATTAAGTACACAATTGATTAACCAACTAGGGGGTGTAGGCAACTATGCCCCCTTTTTAAAGGGGAATTATGAATAGAGTTAGTATTACTAATTTAGCATTATCTAATCTTGGCGAAGCACCAATACAGAATTTAACTGATGACAATGCAAGAGCAAGAATATCAAGTGCAAGAATTGATGATGTAATTCGTGCATGTTTAAGAATGCATGATTGGAATTCAGCAATGAAGCGTATTGCATTAACAAGCATTGGTGAGCCTTTGTTTGGATTTAATACTACCTTCCAGTTGCCAGTAGATTTTATAAAAGTTGTTGAAGTCTGGCCCATTTCAAGATTCAGGATACAAGCTGATACTTTATTATCCAATGAAACTGAAATCAATATATTATATGTGGCAGAACCAACTGACGTTAATACTCTGGATGTTTTACTTGCAGAATCAATTGCAATAAAATTAGCAGTAGAAATATCAGAAACATTAACAGGAAAGGATGGGTTAAAAGATCGTATGATGCAAAAATGGATAATAGCATTACAGGAAGCTCGATCTGCAAATTCTAAAGATAAAACTCCTGAACACAGAGAAGACTCGACATTCTGGAATGCAAGGCGCAGAGAAACTACTCCAATACATCGTACATTCAACTATCCAAAAACTGGTAATGCAGTATTAAATAACTTTACACCACCAGCATCTTAATGCCGACATTTGAATTTCAGCAATCAAGGTTTACTGAGGGTGTACTTGCAAAAAGTCTTCATGGTCGTTCTCCTGAAGAGTTCTATAGTTATGGAGTGCATGATGCCGAGAACATGATCCCTTTAATTGAGGGACCAATGGTGAAGCGACCAGGTACAATCCATGTAGCAGAATCAAAAACAAGTTCTTCAAGATTGATCCCTTTCTATAAAGGCGGTGTTGAAGCCTATCTTATCGAAATGGGATATGATGAATCTGCAACAGATGATACTTTTGATTGTGCTTTTACAAGTGGATCAACAACTGTTACTGCTTCCGTTGCAAATGTTGCTAAGTTAAGTATTGGTCAGCATTTATGGCAAAGTGCTGGTACAGCAACAATTACAACAGTAACTGCTTATCCTTCTTTAGATACAAGTGCAACTGTAGTATCTATAGATTCAACTACTACATTTACAATTACTGAAACTGGAAATGCTGCTAGAACAGTTGCATGTACTTTCAGTAATAAGCCTTACATAAGGATATTCTCCCAAGATAAACAACTAGGATTTTCTGATGCACTCACCACACCATATGTTGTTAAATCACATAGATGGTTTACTTATACACATGCAACAAATGCAGCACTTAATGTTGATGAGATAGCAAAACTTACTTGGACACAAAGTGGTGACGTTCTATTCTTTACTTGTCCTACCAGGAAACCTTTCTTATTATCCAGAACTATTGATCCAACTGCTTTACTTGTACGTGCAGAAGATAATTCAGTATGGACAATGAGTGATTATATTCAGGAAGATGGACCTTATGAAAATACTAATGCTGATCCAGATAAGTCACTTGTTGCATTAGAATCTGTTAATTCATCTTTAGAGGTTGATGATGAAATTGCATACTGTCAATTTGATGTTGTAAACAATGTAATTATACTTGCAAATCATGGAATGCAAGTTGGTCAAAAAATTAATCTAAATGTTGCTGCTCTTGCAGATAATACTCAAATAATAATAAAGAATGGAACTGTTGATCCAGCAGTAGACGCATGTTTAGGTGGTCACGAAATTGGAGGAGGTGGTACACCTAGAGCAAATAATTATTATTATGTAGTATATGCAACTTCCATTTCATTCCAGGTTTCAGATCTACCAAATGGTCCTGCACATGATATTGGTTATCAGGATACAGATAGTAGTGCTACTGCTGGTACTCAATTTACTGGAAAGGTTAAAGTTAAACGAAGAATATATGAAAGAGATTCCACTATTTCTATAGATTCTAAATATAGACATGCAACTAATCCTGATGTATGGGCAACAAGTAGTACAACTTCTACAGATGATGGATACGGAGGTCATTATTTTACAACTGATGATATAGGAAGAGTAATTAGGTTAAATCCTATTGCAGATACTACAACAAGAAGAGGTGGGATAAGATGGGGGTGGGGTAATATAGTAGGTTTTACTTCACTATCAAGAGTTACAGTAAAATTAGTTACTGACTTATCAGTTTATGCAGATGATGGATATGATCCTGTAGGTGCTTCTGCTGCTTCTCCTGGTGCTGGATCAAATGAATGGAGACTAGGCGCATTTAATGGATACTGGACATATACTAATCTTGCATCAAAAGGTCCAGATGCATTTACTGGTAATGGGTATCCCCGACAATCACAAATATATCAGCAACGTTTATGTTTTGCTGCCACAGCATTAGAACCATCTACAATATGGTTATCCCGATCTGGTAACTTTTATAATTTTGCTCCTACTGAATTAGGAATACAAGACTCTCCTCTTGTTCTTACATCAGGAGTTACAACAGAAGTTATTAGTGCATCAAATGGATTATATTTTACAATAGATTCCGATACATTAGATGAGATACTATGGTTACTAGATTCTAAACGATTGGCATTAGGTACATCTGCTGGAGTTTATTTCCTTTATGGATCAGAAACAAATCTTACTGTAACTCCTTCCAGGTTCACTATTAATCGTGAAACATCATACTCTGCAACAAATGTTCAGCCAGTAGTAGTATCAAACGTTATTATTTATCCGCAAAGAGGTGGACGAGAAATACAAGAACTGGAGTTTTCTGGATCAGAAGATCAATGGCTTCAAACTCGTATTTCTATGAAGGCATATGATATTATCTCAACCAGTTCAATAACTAAATTAGCATGGCAGGAAAGACCTAATCCTATTATCTGGATGTTAATGGATAATGGGAAAGTTCTTTCATTAAGTTATGACCGTCAAGTAAAATTTAAAGCCTGGTCAGTTCATTCATTGGGAGGAACAGATACCGTAGTTACAGATTTGGAGATTATACCAAGAGCAGATTATGATCAAGTCTGGTTCCAAGTCAATAGAACTATTAATGGAACAACAAAGACTTACATTGAAAGATTAAACAGGTTTCCTTCAGAAAATATTCTTCCACGTAATGACTTAGTATTTCTTGATAGTGCAATAGTACATAAAACATCAGATATATTAACAGGAACACCTATTGTTAAGGGAGCAGATCAAGCTACTAGCCAGGCTAATTTAATAGTTGATGAAGCAACTCTTACAACTATGACTGCACCTCCTGCAAATATGAGATTCTTGATTGCTGGTGATACAACAGTATATAAAGTCTTATCTTCAACAACACCAACAAGTTCTTTATGGACTTCTACATGGACTTTGGATCAGAACTTGGTAGCGGTTCCTGCTGATAATGCAGCAATTGAATTACGATTGGAAGAACTTACGGTAGCACATTTAGAAGGTCAGTCAGTAGGACTATGCACAAATGGAATGGAACATGCTAATAAAACAGTAGCAAGTACAAATATTTCTTTAGACCATACATTATCAACTACAACTATCTCAGGTTTATTTTATAATGCTTCAATAACAACTTTAAGTCCTCCTGTACTTGAAAATCAGTACAATTGGTTTAAAAGATTAAAAACAATAACTGCATTGATCCAGGATAGTTTAGGAATCAGAATTGAATATAATGATTTAACAGAAGAATTATTATTCCGTTCTACTCAACAAAATACAGGCGAACCCATTGATTTGTTTAGTGGTTTTAGGAAGCAGACATTATCAGGAATAGGATGGGAAACACATAATGTTAAAATTAACAGTATTAGTCCACTACCTATGCAGATAAATGGATTATCAATTGAATTAGAAACAGGAGGTCCATGAGTTATATTGCAGCAGGATTTGCGATTTTATCTATGTATCAAGGATATATGGGATCTCAAGCATCTAAAACTGGTGCTTTAGGTAAAGCTGATGAATTTGATATATTAGCAAATGAAACAGAATTAACCAAAAAGTTTAATGCACAACAACGTAATTATATAACTGAACAAGTAAAGTTAAATACATTACAGTCTGGAATGGATAAAGCAGGAATGCTTGGGCTAGCTGGTATAAAGACTATAGGAGATATGACGGCAGAAGGTGGAGCTAGTGGTGCAATGTTGGGTGTAGGAACAACTAATGAGAAAATAATAAACCAACATATTCAAAACTCCAGCCAACAACTAGCTGTAATGCAAAGTACAGAACAGAAACTAACTAATATTCAGCAAAATGCAGTTGCAGTTAATAAGATGGAAGATTTTAAAGCACAAATGAGAATTAAACAATTAGAACGAGCAGCAGATAGTATTAGATCTGGTACTGATGCAGCTTTTTATGCAGGAATGGTAGGAGCCTTTTCAAATGCAGGAGCAACATATATGCAAGCAGGAGGTAAATTTGAGACAAATTCATTTGCAGAAATAAATTGGTGGTCGTGATACATGAAACGTTTAACTAATCAAAAATAATGGCAGAATTAACTGGTAGATCTTTCGAAAGAGAGCCAACTCCAATATTAAGTAGAAAAGCAATTAAAAAGGATCTTCGTGGTCCTGATCAATTTGCTGGTGATAAAGCATTTAGTGAAGCAGAAGTGTGGAAAGCAACAAGAGATCTTACAAGTGAAGTTGCTAAAATATTTGGTAGTTTAGAAAATGATAGGGAACAAGCTGTTGTTGATGATATTAAAGCAAAGATTGAAACTGAGTTCTTCAAGAATGATGAATTAGCTCTTAATCATGTGCCAAAAATAGATGCAACAAATTTGAATCCTCACAAATTAATGAGTGATTTTCATGGCAATGGATTAAAAACAGAAGAAGGTGTTATAACAATTAAGCCACTTGCAGAATATGAAGGATATGAAGATTTAAGTTTTAAATTTAAAAGAGAAGTTGATAAATACTTCAATACTTCCAAAGAAACAACACAAGCAAATGTCGTAAAACAACTTGCTGCTCTTTCTAAAGCTCATAGAAAATTGAGTTTAGATAAAGAGAGTATGTTGACATGGCAAGAAACATCCAGAATTTTATCAGATTCCAAGAGTTGGAATAAAAAAACAGATATAGCACCTTATTTAAAAAAATTCTTAGCAGAAGGAGGACAAACCAAACTTGAAAAAGGTGCATGGAGGGGTCAATCTCAAGAATATAAAAAGTTTATCTTCAATAGAATCCGAAATGGTTTTACAGATATTCCTGGTGCTCCAGGTGGAAAAGCAAAGCCATCTGATATTGGAGTAAAAAGTGGATTAACTGAGGATGCCAAAAAAAGAGTAAATCATTCATTAAATAGATTCTCTGACAAAGTATTTGAGGCAGTAAATAATTCCAGTATTGATCTTGAAGATGCTGAGTCAATGATTAATAAAAATATGCAACTAATTTTGCATTCTGAATTTATAAATCATTTATCTGTAAATGAAGATGCAGCAATTGCAAAAGCTAAAATTGCTGGATACGAATATATTAGAGAATTTGATGGATTATATGGAGGGAAAGGAACCATAAAATATATTCTTGCACCAAAAACTCTAAGATCGTATATAGAAGCATGGGATAGAAAAGATAAGACACCTAAACAAGATGAAATATATTACGCACAGGTAGAAAATAGACTGAAAGCTTTAAAAGGACAATTTGATATTAGTGAAAGAACAAAAAGATATTTAAAAGATCCAGATCTTACTCACCACGCCAGAGCAAAATTAATTTTAATAATGGGAACTGAATTTCGTAGTGAAGAACAAAGGAGTGAAATTGAAGATTCAAATTCTATTTTAAATGAAATTGAGCGTTATTTAATTGATGATGTAGAGTATATGGATAATTTTGGAACTGTGGATAAGAATGGTTTATTCCATCCACATGCTGATAGTAAAATTCGTAAGATGATTCCTGATCGAGAAGATGAAGTAAAAGTATGGGTAGATGAAGGAACCAAAGGAGGACCAGGATTAGGAGGCAGATTAGAAGCTCAAGTTAATATTGTTAAAGGTAAGAATCGTAAAGGTGTGGAATATTTACTTAAAAATAAACATAAACTTCATGATTTATATAAAACATATGAGTCTAAGACTCGTGCTATGCAGAAAAATCTTATGGATTCAAATGTTGAAAGACAAATGGATAATCATGATAGCATACTAGGTTTATTAGATGATTATGCTAGTGCTGATACTGATTGGAAGAGGGTTGATGGGACAAAAATAGATAAAATGTGGAACAGTAAAGATTCACTTGAAAGATTTATGGTTCGTGGTGCATTTCAAAACCGAGCTGAATTTGAAAGATGGGCAATTGATGTGGTTACTAAAGCAAATAAGAGTCCAGCATATAATAAAACAATTCCTTCACGACTTATACCTGGACATGATGACAATGATCTGGCATTAGAAACAGCAATTACAGATCAAATGTCATATGATATGAAAACCTATATCAATAGAGGAGTTAATGTTCCTAAAGATACAATTACAAAACCCCTTACAACTCCTATTCAAGTACTTTTAAAGAAAATGCGAGAAGCTGCTAACAATCAAGAGTTAGATTTTAAACCTGAACAAAAAGAAAGAATAAAATTATATGAACAAGCACATGAGGCATTAGTAATGATTGGTACAAATTATAAGAGATGGGATACATTAAAATTAAAAGCTCAATCATTGAAAATATTAAATAAAGGAGAAAATATAGGAGAAACTGTTACATATTGGAGAAATAAAACCTTTGCTGATCATATTCGTGCAGAATTAGAAGTTCGTATGGTTGAGTTAAATAGTGGAGAGCTTGGAGCATTGGTACTTACAAGAGAATTAAGAGAAGGTAAAATGTGGCAAAATGAGTACGGAGATATATGGGATGATTCAAAACCAGAACTAGATAATATAAACAATTTCTTAAGGTTTCTAGGACATGAACTTCAAGGAAGAGATTCGCGAGGTAAAGAAGTTCAGTATTTTGGTCATGGAGAACTAAGTAATCATCTTTTGACCTTGATGAAAAAAAGAACTCAAATTGTTCCAGAAATAGCAGCATTGGATCGGAAAGTACAATCAACTAAAGAGGCATTAATGAATCGGCTTGTTTCACAACCTCAACCAGCAAATTAATAATGTCAGAACAGGGTATTTCTCCAACATTTTCTGCAATTATAGATGATTACCATGAAAGAATTGGGAATTCTACAATAGATGATGTTATTGATCAAAATGCATTTTATATGCAAAATAATACGAATATTGAAACTATTCGGCATTCCTATCCAGAACAAGCAGGATTTTTTTCTTTAAGAAATATATATGAAACCAGAGGAAAACAAGGCCAACTTAATGAAGAAAGAATAAAAAGAATCTTTACTGCTACTTCAGGAGGTCAGTCTCAAGGATATGATTGGTCAGATGAAAGCGAAGGAGTCGTAGCAAAAGCAAAAGACAGATTTAATGCTGCAATTAGAGGTAGTTATGCACAACTGTATAATAAACTAATGGTAGATGGTGACAAAATATACGAAGATTTATATAACACAGCATGGCATGTATTTGGTCAATATGTAAAAGAAAAAGGTAATCAAGATGAAGCACTAAAAGCAACATTATCAACATTATTTGGTGATACTATAACAGAGAAAAACGGAGGAGTTGAATTTCCTAATGGAGTAGGATTATGGCACGATAGAGAAGAAATGAATAAGCGTGGTGTAACATTAAGTATGTTGGAAGAATATAAAGTTAATGCATATTATCACATATATAATAAACATGGTTCAGACTTAATGTTTGAACCTCATTTAGATATGGATAAGAACTGGCATATTGTTGCACAAGAGATGTTAGAAGGTGGTGGGAATGTTTGGTGGACTGTTATTAATGATATTGAAACGGATGGATACCGAGTTGTTATGGTAGGACAACATGGAGACGATAAAGATCAAGCAGCATCAAGGATGTATGGTGATCCATTCTCTAAAACATCAAGTATTAGAATTCTAGCAGATGCTTATTATGATGATGGATCAGGTCCAAAACCTATTCGCCTTACCAAAACTGAGTTCTTTGATTCAATAGCAGAAGCAAAAGCTGCTTCTTATGCTTATTCTCATTTAGATTTTTGGGATAATTTACATTTTTTGTTTAATTATAAACATACTCCTAAAGATTATCCTGATACACCAATTTCACCTACTCTGGACACAGAAACACCAGGTGTAATCGGTGATCTTGCAACACGGTTAGAAAATGTGGGATTTATGACTCCAGGTCCAGATATGAGTAGAAAAAGAGTTAAATATTATATGGAGAAAAAAGGTCCAGGTACAGATTGGTATAAATCTACTGCAAAAGCTTACAGTATTGGAGATTCAGGATTTGGTTTAGATTTTACTAATCCTGGTAGAGTAGAAATTGACATGTTCTGGAAACCATTATGGGAAGATATACAAGCATATGAAAGAGCACAAGAAACAACAGGAGAAGAAATAAACCAAGTAGAATTATATAATTTAGCAAGACAACGCTACAGAGGTATGTTTAAAGGACGAGGTGATTATGGATTAAAGCGTATGTTTTCATTATATGATCGTTATTTTATGGCAAGTGGACCTAAATTTGATCCAACATGGAGGTTTTTAAAACCAGATAGTGATAGATATTTGGGCAATACATATATAGAAAGGTAATAATGCCATATTATTATGAACAAGATTATGCAATATATGGTAATCAACGTATAGAAAATGCGTTAAGAAGATGGCGACCAGGTACTTTTACTACTTTTAAGTCTGGTGCAGAAGAATCATTTGCTCAATATAATACATTGGGTTATTTAACGTCTAAAGTAGCAGAATGGACTGCACCTGATGAAAGACCTATAGAAAAAAGCAGTTGGAATGAGTCTCATCCTTCATTTCGTGATAATGTTCCATATACAGAAGGTATGACTGAAGGAGTAGCATTAGTTAGAGCAACTCAAAGTGATAGTGCTGCTGAACTTGGTTTTATTCGTCAAAATGTTGATTTCTGGAGTTTACCTAATTTATCTGGAATTATGCTAGGAGGATTACCTGATCCGATTAATCTGGCAGGTATGGGAGGATTTATTGGAAGGATGGGAACTGTGGCAAAAGTTGCCAGGAAATTACCTGTGATACGATATACTGCACCAGTATTACAAGGTGCATCAGATACCGCAATAGTAGAATCATTATTCCAATTTACAAGAGCTGCTGCAGTATCGTCACAAGGAGGAGATTTAGATCAGTTTTCTGTTTTTGGCGAAATAGCATTGGCTGCAGCATTTGGTGGAATGTTTTCAATGATGCCGATGGCATGGCAAATTGCTAAAAAAGCACCTCAAGTTATGCATTACACATGGCTTGCAGATGCTAAAAATGCAATGTCCAGACAAACATCTGTGAATACATTTGGAAGAGGAGGAGTTATTGATGATGTTCCAATTACTGGAGCAACTAGAGAAGCAGACGAAATAGCTAATATTGAAAGATTATCTGATGAAGATGATGTATTTAGAGAACATAGTCCTGAAAATAGTGTTTATGAAAAAGGTACTAATTTAGATGAATCTGTACAAGTAGGAGCAAAAGAGATAGTAGATGATAGAACATATGCTCAGAAATTTACTGATGATGTTGCCGAAGCATTACTCAATCCTGCAAAAACAGCAAAGAATGCCGCAGAAAAATTCATTCATTGTGTAAGATTTATGAGAGGTAAATCATAAATGGCTACTAAATGTAGAACAGATGCATTAAATGCAGGATTAGATGATTTAACCATTGATAAATTGATGGATAATGTAAATATATCATCTAAGAGTAGTAGAGAAATTGTTGAAGATCTTATTGTAGAACAGAAAAGACAGAATTTCCTAGAGAACAACAATTTAAAAAATGCGGAACGCCATAAAAGATTTATAGATATGGCACGTTATACTGCTGAAACAACAGTAAGACCTTTCCGTAAATTTTGGAAATTTTTTGCAGATGATAAAGACTCTGTAGGAGTACGTATTACTACTAGACATCAAAGAAGATTAGCAGATATACAGGCTGAAGCAGATATTGCAACACATGACATGTTTACTTTGATTGAAGGTCATATATTCACAAGAAAAGCAGATTTGACATTCAGACAAGATTTTATTACAGAAATGATGTCAGAAAGTGCAACACAGCAATCAAGGAATAAGACTGCATTCCGTCTTGCTACAGCAGTTAAACGCCAACAAGCACTTCAAGTTGCTGAGTCAAGGATATATGGATCAGGATTATGGCATAAACCAGGTTGGGTTACATCACAGTTCCATGATCCATTAAGAATTAAAGCAGCAACAAAGGATCAATGGGTTCATGATATTCTTGGTGATTTGGATGTATTAAAAACTAAAGCAAATGCTATGGAACATTTTGATAGTGTGATAAATGGTCCAAATATAAAACAAACTCAATTTGACACAAAGAAATATTTAGAAGAAGTTTGGGAAGGCATAACAAATCCTAAGATTCATGGACAAGGACTTATACTGGAAAATATGAAACTTATGCGTATCTTAGAATTTAAAGATGCTAAAAGTTTATTAAATTATAACAGTAAATATGGACATGAAAATCTAGCACATGCAATATTCCAGAATCTACAGAGTATGGATAATTACCTGGAAATAGGTATGGTAATGGGATATGGATGGAAACAACCAGTTATAAATACAACATTCCAGAAAGGAAAACCTAGAACAAGAATTATTAAACATGATCCTGTTAATGATCTACGAAGTTTATGGAACGAATTACGATCCCAAAATAAACTTAGCAGGAGAGAATGGAACCAATTAAATGCAGCATTAAGAGAAATAGTAGGAGATCATTCTTTAGCAGGAAATCCTAGAATATCACAAATGACAGCAGGATTTATTGCATGGCAAGCAATGTCTAAATTAGGAAATGCAGTATTTTCTGCATCAGCAGATTTAGGAAGTTCAGGTATAGTTCTCCATCATCAGGGAATACGACCAGATAAGGGTTATTATGGTATGACCCATAACATGATTAGAATTGCTACTGATCAATTGGATCCTGTTGAGAAAAAACTTGTCCACCAGGCATTGGGTGTTGCCAATGATGGAATGATAATGCAGAATTATAGTAGATATGTTGGACAATGGGGAGGAAAGGCAGGACAATTATCTAAATTAGCAAATCATTTCTTCTGGATGAATGGATTAATTGGATGGACTAATAATGCACGTACTGCATTTGCTATTATGTCATCTAATCAACTTGCTAATTCTTTAACTGGATCATGGAAATCGTTAGGGAAGGTTCAGCGAGAACACATGATTAAATATGGTTTCAATGCTGATGATTGGAAGGAGTTACAAAGGATTGGAAGTTTTAATGCAAGATTATGGAATCCTGATGCTAATGTTTTAGAGAATTATATTACAAAAGATTGGATAATAGATAATAAAGGAAGTGCTGCTCTAGCAACAAAATTAGATAATTTCTTTATCCAAGAGTCCAGATCTGCAGTACCAGAGGCTAAAATTGCTGATAGAGTATTAATGTATGGCAACCATGATCCTGGTTCAACTTGGGATGTAACTAGAAAATTAGCTGGTATGTTCCGAACATATCAGTTACAACAAGTAAAGACGTTATATCCACGTGTTAGAGAATTAGGTCTTCCTGCTATTGTACATGCAATACCAGTAATAGGATTAGGATACACATCAATTCTTCTTAAAAATCTTGTTCAAGGAAAGGAACCACCAAAATTTGATGATCCACAATTATTTATTGATGTAATGGTGAATAGTGGATTTGCACCTTTAGTTGGAGATTATCTTGCAGGAGAGTATGGTAGATATAATCATACAATAGATGAAGCAATTGGAGGAGCTGCATACAGTCAATTCAAAGATTGGGGGAAATTGTGGGCAGGCTTAGTTAATGGTAATAAAGGAGCTTCTGACGTATATAAAAGTCTACAATATAATACGCCATTTATAAATTTATTTTATACAAGAGCAGTATTGAATTATGGTATTCATTATGCAATGATGGAAAGTCTAAGTCCAGGTTACTTATTTAGAATCGAAGCACAAGCAGAAGGAAGAGGATCACCATTTATGTATGAACCTAGTAATTTATATGGAGGATATAGATAATGCTTACTTCTACAACAAATATAGTCGAAGTAACAGGTAGTAGTGCTACAGACTATACTTTTAACCTACCTATTCATAAATCTACTGATCTCATAGTATATGTATCTGGTCTTCTAGTACCATTAAGCGGAGGTTCAAATCCACATACTGTAACTGTTGCAGCAAATAAACAATCAGCTACTGTTGTATTTGGTTCTGCACCTGGTGTAGTTCCACTAAAATTTGAAAGAACAGTAGCATATACACAAGAA